ATTGGGCAACTGATCCAGACCATTTTCGGGAATGGTGGGTCAAGTTGCCGCACCCAAAAGGCGCCCAACGAGTTCATTGGGAGGAGGCTTATCGCTACGCCACTATGCGCCATGAGACCTTCAATTTCCAGATCACTGCCAAGATCAAGCGAGAAATAGCTAAATATCTTAAAGCTCCACGACTTTATGTGTCATATACTGAATTCGGTATATTCATTCCATGGGTTGTGGATGAAGTTAAGAAAATCTTGGACGGTGTCTGGAGATCTGATGGTGAACGGGTAGACACCCCTGAGTCGGGTGTCACTCAATCGTGGTTCCAGTGGATGTATTACGTTGCCACCGATTCCTCTTATGACTCCTATAATTACGTATGTATGTGCTTATACCCTTCGCCACAACGCTTGAAGGAGATTTTCAGCACTATGTTGTACGTTTTTAATGGGTCTGCAGGGAATACTTGCTACAGTGTCGTCTTCGGCGATGACGGGATGACTGCTTGTCACCACAACGGGCGGGCTACTTACTTGCTAACTGACATCTCATCGTGTGATAATTCCATCGGTGATGGATACTTCGAGATCTTTCACCGTTTTCTCGAGGATGTCATTGGTACTGAAAGAGCACGCCAGTGGTCACGCCAACACAGCGCACCTGTACGCTTGGACAATCCCTGCGAGCCTGGGGAGTATGTACTCCTCAAGCCGACCCGGCGCGTGATGGGCAGTGGGACTACTATCACCACACTCCTTGGGAGCTTATGCAATGTTGACATTTGCACCAACCTATGGGACATGGCAGAACAACTGGTCAATCCAGACACAGTTGATCGTGCCGTCGCTTTGGCTGGGGAACTCTGCGGGTTTGTGGTCACTTGTGAATCAACGCAGGTGTTTGAGAAGTTGCAATTCTTGAAACATTCACCATACACCGTTGGTGGAGACGTGTACCACGCATTAAACCGTGGTACTATGATCCGCTCACTGGGTTGCGTGGATGACATATTTGCTCACAATCAGTTTGCGCCAATGCCTCGTGAGCAGTTCCGCACTCTCCGTGATGATGCACGAGGAGAGTTGATATTAGCAGACATATACTTTGGTGGCGTTATCAGAGGATATGTCAATGAGCCAGCGTGTCCGATTTTAGATGCGCTGAGGGCCCGGTTCCAACGCACAGAAGAGGTTGTCGTCCCTCAACGATATTTTAACTTGGGGAACAACTCGTATCCTGCGATACCTACCGCTTTTTACTATGAGCGCTATGGTATCACTTCTGTGGAACTCGATGAGGTTGCGACCCTCATCCAAGGCATGCGATATGGTGACTTCATCAACCATGTCGTCTTCGCTAAGCTGCTAATAGTTGATTATGGTTTTGTTACTGACTTGGATGGGGTCAGTATGCAAGTCTAATCAACACAGCCGTCGGTGTCGACGTTAAACATCACTGGCTGTCCTGAGAGACGTAA